TAAATCCACCTTGAACCATGGTTGTTAATAAATCCCAACCAAAATCATTAAAAACTAATGAGCCCTTTTCAGATAGGGGATTTCCATGAAATTGTGGCTCTAGCAATTGTTTGATTTTATTATTCTCAATAATTGCTCTCTTTATTGAATAGTCATGATTGTCATAAAAAGGAATGGTGGCTAGCATTTCACCTCCCGGTTTTAATACCCTACTGCACTCTTTGAATGCGAGCTCTGGATTTGGCACATGCTCAAATACATCATTGCTGATGATTAAGTCAAATTCATTATCTCTAAAGCTTAGATTTTCTATATTTTCGTGCCGAATTCCATTAATAATTTCACCACCCTGACATTCGCACCCAAGATATTCGCTCCCAACAATCCGATGGCTACTTCCTAAGTGTTTTTGGGCCCATTGATTTAAAATTTGATTAGTAACTGGGTCTACCGCAGTCTTACCTGGATAGTATGTCCATTTTCCATCTGGCTGTTTAGCAATAGGCTTGCCTCTGCCGATTTTAACAATCAATGGTTTTTCATGTTGTACAACGATTTGTTGGATTATTTGGCTTGCCGGTGTTGCGTTGGCCTGAGGTGTACCATTAGCTGACCTGGCTGGATTAGATTTAAATTGACCAACTGCTTGCTGTTGGGCCTTTTGTTGGGCTTGTTGTTTTTGTAGTTTCTTTATACCAGCACTGGCAGCAAGATCTGCAAGACCTTCTACAATAATATCGTTAATCTTCACTTTTCATTCTCCGTACACCACGCTTAAATTTTTCTGGCTCTTGGGTGCGGATTGAATTGATTAATCGGCGTTCCAGCTCTCCTGCTTGCTCGGCGTCGTAATTTTCACGAATATAGTTGATTAGATTGATTGCTCCAGCGATTACGTTGGAGGCACGGCTTTCCACAAGATTCTCACGATCTTTGTGTACGATCAACGTGTCTAATTCGTCTAATATGCTACGGGCTCGCTTTTGCAAGATGGGCTCCAGTTTATGTTATATTTATAGAGTTTTTAATCTTGTTGTGATTTCAAACTTGCCAACATTTGCTTTAATTTAGTGCTTTCTACGCTAGAACCCGGCGGTGGCATAGTATCACGTGCTAAATCAAATCCGTCTTTTGCCTGTGGCACAGCATTTACTGTGGTAGTTGTCTTAATTTGATTTAGGATATTAGTAGCCGGTTTATATCCACCAGAATTACTTTCTTGCCCTTCTTCTCCGGGGTCAGTAATACGCATAGTTTCAATGTTGTATTCTAAGTCAATTTTCATACCAACACCTGTACTACTACGTGACTTCATACACTGGATTTGATAACGTCCACGCTCTTTCATAGCACGACTTGTAAAGATACCAAACACGTTATCCGCTGTATTAATCTTACTAATACCACCGGCAATATGGCTATGGTCAAATTCAATTTCTTCTACTGCACTACGATTTAACTGACTTGCTGTTACCATTAATACGTTTAACTCTTGCGATAAGTTACGCAATTCCTCTGCTACATACTTGTCTTTGATAAACTGATCATTGGGATTAACTTTAACTGATACCGGCATTAGCAGGTCCAAGTAATCAACCATAACAAAGTCAACTCGAATACCTGTTTGTATTTGTACTTCTTTTAAGTAGCTACGAATATCATTGATGTTGCTTTGTGCCGGGAATTGCTTAACGCGATATTGTCCAGATTTCTTGGATACCATCTTAACTTTAAGTTCTGTGGTGCCGATATCCTTGCGAATTTCTTTAGTGCCCATACCTGTAAGCATAGCATCTGTACGCAAACTACATAGTTCTTCAGATAGTTCTAGTGTAACATATACACCAGACAGTCCTGCCTGTAACCAACTCAGTGCTATGTTCATCATAACAAGACTTTTACCTGATCCCGAGCCACCGGCAAATATATTAAGTTCGCCGCGGCTCATACCACCGTATAATATTTTATCCATAGTGGGCCAGCCTGTGCTTACTTGTCCGCCAGAATTAAAGTATTTGTCAATACGTGCTCTCGGATCATTGAAGTAATCTGTACCCATATCTTTGGTTAAGCTAATCTGTACTGCGTCTTTGATTAGTTTTTCTACAGGATCGTAGTCGCCTTCTTCAAGTAAGTCTGCGGCTTTAAGGATAGCACGTGATAGTTCTTCCTTGCGACTAAAGCCTTCAAACTCATTCATAAACCACTCTTGGTGGCCATCTATGGCATCAGGAATTGGTCTGAGCTCTACGCCCGTTACTGCTCGAATTTGTTCATACGTAGGAAGTGTTTTATATTCGGCAGAGTGGCTTTGTATAAACTTAGCTGTTTCACGTAGACTACGATCAAAGTTTTCTGGATTATAGATATTTGAGATTCTTGTATAACTCTGTGCGTCCTGCATCATCATTTCAAGAAATAATTTTTGTAATTCTGGTGTGTATTCTGTGGCCATGGTTTAATTATATAGTTTTCTTTTGTGTAATTCAATTTTTAATTTGTTCGATTGCTTGGATTCAATGATAGTTTTCATAACAAACAATTTGCCAAACTCTGCTACTGCCGCACTAATATCTTTGTGTGTACGTAACCAATCCGGAAAGGAAACACTCCACCCATATTCAACAGCTTGGGCAATTAACTTTGCGCCTGCCTTATCTGCATCTGGAACTACAATAACTTCGCGAGCTAAACTGTCAATTATATCTGCTTGTATTTCACTACATTCATTACTTAATACTGCCACACCATCTATGGCCATGGCATCAAACGGGCCTTCGCTAACTATAACAAAACGCCAATCTGCTTGTTGTGTATCTACATTGAATACATAGTTAGGTTCATAACTGCTATGATATTTGGGTTTAGTTGTGTCATTAAAGGCTCTGGCAGTATATCCAATTATTTCATTTCGCCAGGTAAATGGAATGATTACTCGCTTGTTTAAATTATACTGTGTTTCTGAAGTCCATAATAACTGATATTTGTTAAGATCTACATTACGGCCTGCAGAATATACCACAGCGTTGTGCCAATCACTAGGTACACTAACATTGTCATTTAATTCATAGAATGTATTAAGCTCGTGGAATGTGAGTGCTTCTTCTGGTAATGAACGAGCTTTAAACTTAATCGGGTCGGCTTCTTCGGCTTCTACAATTACTTCCGGGGCGACTAATTCACGGATACGGATAGCATCAATGACTAAGCGTTTAATAGTGCCCTCGTCTGCACCTAACCAACTAAGTAGTTTTCGAAACCGGTAGGTTAAATGGCGTCCAGGAACATAACTGGCTTTGAAATTACAATTAAAACAGGAGTAACTAACCGCACCATCCGAATTGTTTATAATGCCACCACGACCACGAGTATCTTTGGTTTCACCGTTATGTTCACAGCAAACAGAATTAAACGAAATCCAACCCGAAGTGGCATTGGTTTTCCGTTTATAAGGTAAAATGAGTTTTACCGCATCTTGTATAGAGTTCAACATTCTTAGCAGTATACACTAAGTTTTGAAAAATTGCAACTATTTAGGCTGTATAAGCTCCTGAACTGTTATAGGTTAAAACTGTCATCCCTGGTGCTGCTGGTGGAGTTGATATAACTACGTTTGATCCTGTATAAGATGCTGAATAATTTGGTGTTGGTACTGCTAAAATAACAATACCAGATCCACCTGGCGAACCTTGACCACTACCTCTATCAAACCCACCACCACCGCCACCACCAGTATTTTGACCACCAGCTATTCCGTTAACTGGATAATAAGTTGGTGAGCCACCGGCTGCACCACCACCACCTTGTCCACCAAGCCCTCGCGACCCGCCATAACTACTTCCACCACCACCACCTGCATAATAAATTGCTGGACCAGTATAAGTCCAGGTTGCACCAGGTCCACCATCGCCTCCGGGTGGGCCGTCGGATCCACCATTACTACCAGCACCGCCGGCACCTCCGCCACCACCTGATCCGCCGATTCCGTTGCCACCTGATCCGCCAGGATATCGAAAAGGGAAACGGGTTCGGGGTCATTGATCCTCATGGGGATCTGATCGAGGACATCAAGGGATTCCTGGTTCTGCGCTATGAGCAGGACGATGAAATAATCTCGGATCGGATCATTCTGATTGACCCGGCTGATCCTGAATTCACGGTCACTTTCAACCCCCTTGAAAAGGTTCCCGGCGTTCCGATCGC